GCTCCAAGTCCTATTGCCATAAATTATCCTTTTGGTTCAGAACCATTGCGAGAATCCACCGCCATTCAATCCTACACCGACCATGCGTATCGTCGCGACAGCGTCGCCCAGATACTGCATCGTCTGCTCCTGCACAGCTTGAACAGCTTTGGCTTCGTAGGCCACTGCTTCCTGAATCAAATCGTTCTCTTCCTTTCGAATGGCCATGACCATCAGCTTGATGGCATCAGCGCACGGAGGAATAAGGTAGTCATTGACGCTCGTCGCGTTGATGTGGCGCATCTTCGCCATCACAGTCACCGGCTTATCCTCGTCGTTGTTACAACGATCTGTCAGGTAACTGCGACGATACTGCGGCAAAGTTTCATCAGGGTCGTAAACTGCCAGATCCGTTTCCAGAGCGGTCGTCGCATCGTACTCGTACAAACGGCTGACCGTGTTCGTGGCTTCACGAATGACGCCGGTCAGTTCGATAAATTTCTTGGTAGACTGAACGTACGGCAAAGCGAGCGTCAGCTTTTCTCCGTCAATCCACGCGCCACCGGACTGCGTTCGAATCCACTGACCGTTCTGATCAACACCTTGCAGCGTGATGGTTTTGCCGACATCCGAAGCGTCGCCAGGGTAGACTCGAAGATAGCTGTTAGTACCGCCAGACATGTCGCGGTAAGAAACCACAGTACCACGATCAATAAGCTGCTTCCCAACGCACACTTGATTGCCATTGAGAAGTCCATATCCGGTTTCCTGAAACTCGAACCATTGATTGCGAACCGTTCCGACTCCGCAGCAGTCAGCTACAGCCTCGATGGTTTCGATCTGTCGCGGCCAAGTGATGCAGCCACCTACGGTGTGGATCGTGAAGCGTCCGTACGCTCCAGCCCACAACCCTTTGTGTAGAAGCCTTCGACACGCCTGATTGATGTAATCATAAACGCGCGCATCATCGACACATACTCCGATGACACGGGCGATTGTGGAGCGAATGTCCTGAACGATTAGCTTCATTTGGTGTAATAGACTCGGCCAGTTCGCTTGATAAAGTAAACACCGTAAAACGGCGGAAGATTGTTGTGGGCAGCATTTCCACCTGTATTCGCAGCAATAGCGTCAACATCTGGATCTAGCGTTGAGCTTGGGAAAACTGTCACGTTGTTTGTAAGCGTGGGAGATGATGTTCCGCCGTCCGCAGCTACCCTAGCGCCGTCTTCTCCGCCATGACCGAACACTTTAATCGCAACATTGTGCGTATGAGTCGGCATTTCAGCCGTCGTCAGCAGGTGTTGATCTTCTCCAGCAACAGCGGTCGAGGTGGTCGTTCCATTGACGCTAACAACTCCACTCGCCGCAAACGTGCCAGCTCCAACCGGGAATCGAGCTTCGAATGCGGTGTCAATTTCCCACATTGAACCGGCGTAAGGATTGCCAGAGTAGACCGTTCCATCTCCGCCATCGTACGACAGCACATCAGTGCTTGTTCCAACAAAAATACGACGCTCAGAACTTCCAGCCGCAACCGGATTTTGGCGCGCCCAATATCCGCCGTTGAACACCCACCAATTCCCATTCTCATCCAACCACGGATAAATCTGATTGTTCAGCGCAGGAACAGTCGGGCCAAAGTTGAAGAACGAGTTTCCAATCGCGCTATTAAACGTAGCTTGCGTGCCGCCGATGATATCGTTGGCCAACTGTTGGTAGTTGGACGGACAATAATTGTACGGAAGGCTTGGAGCTGTGAGCGTGATGAGCGTTAGATTTGCCATACTATTCCGATGAGTAGAGAAGTGGATTTATGTCGCAACCTTCAAGAATCTTGCACCCCTGGAACGTCCTGCACTCGCCAACGGCAGATTCCTGAACGTCGTAAGCGTGAACTCGAATGCTCTTGATGCGGCAGTAACCGGAAATCGAGATGTTAAGCTGAACCTCGTAAAGATTCCTGGTTGGAGTGCTGATCGTGGAATTACACGGGATATCCGTAGGAGTCGGCAACCGCATCTTCGGCCTGTACTGAGGCTGAAAGTTGCTTATCGGACAAAGGTTATCACACTGCGTCGTAATCGCGCACTCGCTCCATTCCGCCCATTCAAGCCAGCTAGGGTATTGGTCGGGGCGATACTCCACGTTGAATCCGACGTTGCCATCTAGCGAGTCGATGAAAATGTCGCCCGAATCGAGCTTCTTCAGTCCAAACGGAAGTTCAAAATTGTAGGCGCGAGTCTGAACCAGCCATTGAATCTCCTTCTTTGGATCGGATAGATTCGAATCGAACTTGCTGGTCTTGCTGACCTCCCAAATCTGAATCGTGTTGTCCGATCCGCGAGCGATTGCGAAACAAGCGTCTCCGTAAGCGTTCTCGGTCTTGAGAATCTGCAACACATCCAATCCGGTCCAGATTCCAGCCCAAGCAGGAGGAAATTTTTTCCTCAGCGAGGTAATCAGATCGAAATCAAGAACCATCAACGCCTTGTGAATGACGCCCTGAGCGTTGTACCGAGGCTGACTTGTCATCAGCAGACGGTTGTCAAACACGACCGCAGAACTGGCCCACAGCAAATTCGTCTGATCGTTCTCTGCGATGTTTAGGATTTCGTTGCTGATGGGTGTATTTCCCCAATCGTTGAACGAACGACGAGCGATGATGAACGAGCGAACTCCATCGACAGCTCGGTAGAAAACGTCTCCGTTAACCGTGATGGCAGACCTAGAGCCAAGCGCGCCACTGGTCAGCAAGCTGATAGCCTGAATCGGATAATTCAGGTTCTTCCAAGTATCACGATCTACTGGAGCTTGGATGCTGAAAACGTATCGCGGAGTGAAGACGAGAAGCGGCCCTTGCCCAAGCGACGTATCTGGATTGCCGGGGACGGCCATTGCCGTGATGCCTCCTGAATCCGACGGAACCGCGAAGTCTCCGCCCTCATTAAGGAAGGTGTTCTCGGTTTCCTTGAGAACACTGGCTCGCGTTCCATCCCCATAAACGATGTCAGTCGCTCGAAACGAAAACCCGTCAGGAAGCGCGTACCAGATGCGTCCATTGACGTAGGACATCATCTTCCCGGTCTTTATTTCGTCGTCGGTTGCGCGGCGCAGATTCGTTCCGTTGAAAATCAGCGGCTTGCTGAATCCATCTTGAATGACGACAAAGTTCTCCGCTTGAACCATCCATCCATCAAGCAGGTTGGAAGGATTCTCAAGATTCGGAGAAACCGTCAAATTCTGGGCGTTATTTTGAAGGCAGTCGTAAAGCCACACTTTACCACTGATCAGCATCAGAATGAACGTCTGACCGTTGTCTCCGATGTACGGAAGCGCGCACTGGAATGTGCCTGTCAGACTTTGAGAGCCATAACAATTCTCCGACCATCCATCAGCCGTCACGTTGGTTTGATCTGCCGTAATCTCAGCATTGTCCGCTGTAATCGTCGTGCAGAGATTGTAATCCTTCTGAACGAAACCGGGGCGAGGAGAAATGAAACTCTGCCGGAAGCTGGCGTTCACCGCAAACGCCACCTGATTCTTGTCCACCTCAGACGGCATGACACCGGCATCAATGCCACCTTCAAAGGTGACAGATCCGTCCGTGTACCTTCGTGGTGCGCGTTCGCTCATGGTTTAAGCCTGAATACGCTGGATGGAGAATGAAGAGCCAACTGCTAACGAAGGAGTGTTTGTAGCAATAGAAAAATAGATTTCGTAAAAATCAGAAACAGACGCTTGATCTGTGATTTCAACAGCAATCGGCTGTTCGTTTGCAACAGTAAAAGGAGCGCGGAACTGAAGACAGCTATAGATTGGTGAACCGTTCCTTCTGATTTGTATAACAATATCTGAAACACCACCCCCTGCCGATAGTTGCAGCAATGCGCTTACCCTGTAGTAACCTGCGTAAGGTACAGTAAATCTACCGTTTGCAGCAGTAAAACCAGAAGCCGTGTCAATTCCTGAATAGGTGGTTGATGGGTATGTGGTGGAATTAAAAGGATTGGCTGGTGCCGAAATACTCGGCGCACTCGATGTCACCCTCCGCGTAAACGTGACGTAGTTGAATGAAGATCCTCCGGTTGTGGCGGCGATGGTAATCGTTCCAGCGCCAGGAGTAATCGTGACGTTCGAACCAGCGGTTAGGCTTGCGAGAGCAAATCCAGAACCGTTGCCAATGAGCAGTTGGCCATTGCTTGGAGTAGAGGACAAATTTGTCCCACCTTTCGCAATCGGAAGAACCCCGCTGATGTCCGCTACAGGAACAGAGGCAACAGTCGAAACAGCACCAAATCCACCAGATCCTTGAGTTTTAAGATAACCAGCAGATAGGGAATCAAGAGCCGTGGCACTCGGAATCGAGGCGTCAGGAATTCGAACAATGTACGTCCCAGCGGACGATGCACCTCCAGCAGCGCCTGCCGGACCTTGAGGACCAACCGCTCCCGCAAGAGTGATGAGTGAACCAGCGGGGATGAGCGTGGTCGGAATAGCATTCGGGATGCTCAAGACTCCAGCAGCCGGATTCTGCAACGTCAATCGAAGCCCATCGACCGACGTAACCTGCATGTATCCAAGACCTTGAACCGAGACAAAGAACTGTCCGGCGACAGATTCTGGAAGGAAGTCAGACGCTGTAACGTACGCAAAAACGCTCGCGCCAAGAGCCGGGACAAAAAACGAGGCTGTCGTGTAAGTGAACGAATCGATTCCGTTCGCGCCATTCGTACCGTTGGCTCCCGCAGCCCCTTGAGGGCCGGGGATATTCACGACTACCGGCTCGGAGTCGCAAGGCTGGCAACAGCCGGATGAAGAAACAAGTTGCGACGGCATAATTTTCCTTTCGCAGAACCTCAAGTCCAGCGAGAACTATTGCAAGGCCAAACTATGGCAGAGCAAGCGTCTGAGCATCCACTTATTCAGCACAAGTATGGAATTCGTTCTCCGGTCAAGATTCCTGACCTTGAGCTAGAGCTTTACGCATTCCGAAACCGACTCCAGCCGAACGAGGGCGGCTTAGGCACTTTCGACCATTTTGTTAACGCCACCAAGATGCTCTGGCCCAAGATGAGCTGGAACCCGTGGCTGGAGGCTCAGGTCGAAAGTCTCTGCGAACATGACTACGTTGGCTGGGCGGGATGCGGCGCGAGCGGAAAGACTTTTGGGGCAACACTTTTCGCGACAGTCTGGTGGCTGTCTAACCCCGCAAAATCAACCGTCGTTCTTACGTCCACGACGGCAAAAATGATCCGCAAGCGTATGTGGGCCAATCTTCAGGATCTGGTTCGCAAATCGCGCGGATTTCCCGGCAACATGGTCGATTCGAAGATGGCGCTTCAGGCCATCAAAGGCGATGACCGTCATTCGATTTCAGCCATTGCCGTCGCCGAAGGTAACACCTCGAAGGCCGTGGCTAACATTCAGGGTATCCACGCCGAGCGGGTGATGGTCATCATCGACGAAGCGACGGACACGCCCGAAGCAGCTTTCGAGGCTTGCACCAACCTCTCCAAGGGTTGCCGCGAGTTCAAGATGCTGGTCATCGGAAACCCCGCTTCGAAGTATGATCCGCACGGACGTTTTTGCACACCGGCAAAGGGTTGGCGCAGCGTAACGATTGAAGATCAGCATTGGCTGACCGAGCGCGGCATGTGCCGACGATTTGACGGCATGAAGTCGCCAAACATCAGCGAAGGGCGAACGAAATACCCATACCTTATAACGCATGATCAGGTGTTATCCGCTATGCGACATGAGGGTGAGCAAAGCCCTACGTTCTGGAAGTACACGCGCGGATTCTGGAGTCCTGACGGCATGGTCAAGACGGTGTTGTCCGAATCACTGATCGAGACGCACACACCTACAAGAAAGTTGACGTTTACCACAAATGTCCAAGTTGTTGCCGGTCTTGACCCTGGCTTTGGTGGCGACAGATGTATCCTTCGATTTGCCAAAGTTGGCACCGCAAACGACAAGGTCAGCATACTTTTTCAGGACATCATCCACATATCCGTCAACGCTCAGCTAACGGAGCCGGTGCATTATCAGATAGCCAATCGGGTTAAAGAGGAATGCACCAAGCGCGGCGTTGCACCGGACAAATTTGGTCTGGATTCAAGCGGTGAAGGCGGTGGGTTGGCCGACATTCTGACCCGCGAGTGGGGCGTGGTTCATCGCACTGAGTTCGGCGGCTCGCCATCGACCATCCCGGTCAGTGACGAGGATAATAGGCCATGCAATGAAGCATACGACCGCAAGGTGACTGAACTATGGTTCTCGATGCGTAAATGGGTTGTCGAGGAGCGTGTTGGTGGAATGGACATCGAGACGCTGCAAGAGTTCTGCGCGCGCATGTTCGACGATTCCAAGCGGAAGATATCCGTCGAATCGAAGACTGTGATGAAGCAGCGAACCGGCAAATCGCCTGACTTGGCCGACGCAGCTACAGTCTTGCTTGATCTAGTCCGCAAAACTGCTGTCCTCGAACCGCGAGCAACCAAAATGGATAAAGTCTGGGAAAAGCTCGTTCGGGATGCTGATTCAATCTACCACGACGAAACTATCGAAGAATGAGCAAGGTTACTGGATACAAGGTTCTCAACGAACACATGGTCATCCCCGGCGGATGGCATTACCGAGTTCCTGAGACTGGCATTGAAATCATGGGCGGATCATGGCCGCAGCTCCATGAGTTCGTTCGCAACCATTACACGGCGAACGCCATTGCCGTACCGAGCAACCTTGACACTTTAATCACCGAATATGCGTGTCGTAACGGTGCCGACTGCGCTTACAACGAGGTTGAACTTCCAAAACCAGAAGGCCGAAAATCGCTGCAAATTGGAGATGTCATCCGATTCAGCATGAGTTTGCTTCATGGCCTGACTGTTGGCGGCGGAAAAGTCGATCAGGCGGAGGCAAATCGACGCGCAAGCATCTGTTCAGGATGCCGTTTCAACCGGAAGCCGCTCGGATGCACGGGATGTAATGCTCGCGTCCTCAAGGAGGCCGTAAAAACCTTCTCACAACACGGAAATACGCCGTATGATGAGCAGGTTCAGAGCTGTGAATTTTGTGGTTGCTTTATCAGAAGCATGGTGTGGTTTCCCATTGAAACACTCCATAAATTTACGGACGCTACAGAGAACGAAAACCTTCCGGCTCACTGCTGGAAAAAACGACCATGTACGGAAACCTAGCCCAACTGCCGCTTGAAACCATCAACGAAAACGGCAAAGCGCCTGAAACGCGCATAGCCGATGCGGCATCAGCTCGCGAAATTTTCCAGAAGCTGATCATGGCCGATCAGTTGCGGAACGTGACGCGCGCCAAGTTGCGCGGTCTGGTTGATGGCAATCCTCCGTACAATCCCGCCGAACTTCGCCGGAACAATCAGGCGTTCCGAACCAATGTGAACTTCCGTGAATCGGAAGCGTTCCTCACGTTGGCCATGTCTGCCTTCTACGATGTGTTCGCCGAGGTTCCGACCTACGCCAACATTCGCACCGCTTACGGCAACGACATGGATAAGCGGGAGGAATGGTCGAAGATCATTACCGAGGAATTCGACCGTCTCCAGAAGATGGACAAAGACTTCGACTACCTCATGCAGCTCTCGCAGCGTGAGATGGTCCTTATTGGCGATGGCCCGTTGATTTTCGAGGACAGCACCGATTGGCGGTGTAAGGCCATCATGGC